AGGGTGAGAAAGTATCGTTTGATTATGATGATACACTTTCAACCGCAAGAGGTTATGGGTTAGCATTACACGAGAAGTTTATGGGTGCTGAACTATACATCATTTCAGCCAGAAACGACAAGGCAGGTATGTTGGCAAAAGCCGACAAACTTGGTATCCCCCATGATAGAGTATTTGCTACTGGTTCAAACAAAGCCAAGATACAAAAGATTAAGGAATTAAATATCCGTAGACACTTTGATAATAACAAAGAGGTCATCAAGGAATTAGGTAATATTGGTATTCAGTTTAGTTGTCCTTGTTTGGACGAAATGGTCTCTATGGGAGAAGAACTTAACAAGATGGTTGAAGACTTTAACTTGGTAGGTTTTATGAACGGAGAACCTGTATTTTCAACTCCTGAAGAAGCGGAAGTATATGGTGAGAACGAACACGGATGTTCAGGACATCATTCACATACCGATGAGGGTGGGAATGTTGTGTATATGGGTTGTGAAACTCACCCTGAAACAATGTCGTTTGAATCAATATCTGACTATCCACAATACATTACAGACAACGCAATCAAAGCAAAGAATTGGGTAGATGAAAATGGATATGGTAGTTGTATGACCCCTGTGGGCAAGACAAGATTAAATCAACTTGCTAACAGAGAACCAATCAGTTTGGAGACCTTGAAACGAATGAAGGCATACGGAGACAGACACAAGAAGGATTTGGAATCATCCAAGTCATTTGATGATGGATGTGGAATGTTGGCTTGGTATTCTTGGGGATTGGATGAAACAGGTAGAGTTGAGAAATGGTTGGAAAATGAAATCACACAGATTGAAAGTATGTCATCACAATTTTCATTAGACGATTACTCTGAAGAAGAATTGGAAACCGTTAAGATGTTAAAGTTCTTGATGGAAACTGACTACGAAAAGTTTGAAGCAGTTATTGGTTCTATGAGGGGTGCGACAGAACAAGATGTTTATAGAAGAAACCACAAAAACCCAACAATCTATTTCCAATATGAAAGAGTATTGTCTGGTAGTCCTGATAGAGATTTCTGTACCTCAATAGAAGGTAGGTATTTCCGTAGATTGGAGATTGACCTATTGAGAGATACAAATACAGAGTTTGGACACGAACAACAACCGTATAGTAAATGGCTATACAAGGGAGGTCCTAATTGTGTTCATGCGTGGCACAAGTACTTGTTTCAAGGCAAAGATAAAGCAGACCAAGGCAGAGAAGGACTTGGGACTGCGGGTATTCCACCAAAACAATTACCAAACAACGGATACTATAGTCCTGAAACAAAAAGAAAGTCAGAGGTGGCTTACATCGTTTCACAACAGAATATGTCCAAGCAATTGTTTAAGGCAGACAACGAACAACGAATGATATACACACCTTTAATGCTACCTAATATCCTAATCCCAAGAAACGATGGTGATGGGGAAATCTACTTTGTTAGATTCCGTCCTGAAGTGATTGAGAAGATTAGAAACAAGTTTATGATTGAAGGTAGATTGAGAGATTCAAACTTGGAACACACAGAGCATAAGTTCAAGGATATTGTAATGGTTGAATCTTGGATTGTTGATGGACCAATGGATAAAGCCTACCAATTAGGATTCACACAAAAACAAGTTCCATTTGGTTCTTGGATGGGTGGATACAAAGTTCTTGAAACTGAAGAAGGTGATACAATTTGGAATGACTACATCAAGTCAGGTAAAGTTAGAGGAGCATCAGTTGAAGGAGAGTTTTTATTGAAGTTCAAGAAAGAGGATTTCAGTACAGAAGATATTTTACTTGATAAGATTATTGATATTCTTAATCAGGTAGGAATCTAACGATTTATTCTCGTTAGAAAACAAAGGTATATTTATATACATAAACAATAAAATCATATATAAATTATGAACGCAAAACAAGCAATTAACAAAATCGCTGAATTGTTAAAGTTTACATTCAAAGCAGAGAAGTTTTTCACAACAAAACTTGAAGACGGAACTGAAGTAACTAACAACTTGGAAGAAGATTTAAAGATTGGTCAAGTATTGTATGTAGTAGGGGAATCAACCCTTACACCCGCACCATTAGGTTCGCATACAACTCGTGAGGGTTTGAAAGTTACTGTAGATAGTGAATCTGTAATCATCGCAATTGAGTCAATGGATTCAGCAACCGATGCAAGTATAGAACAGGAAATGACAGAAGCAAGAGATGCTCAAGGACAAATCTTGGAATCAAGTACATTTGATGTTGGTGAAAAGGTATATCAGATTCTTTCTGATGGAACTAAAGAAGCAGCACCAGACGGAGAACATCAAGTAGTATTAAAAGATACATCAGGTAACGAAAACAAAATCAGGATTCAAGTTAAAGATGGTGTAATCACCGAAAGGTCTAATGTTGAAGAGATGTCTGTTATGGACGGAATGGAAACTGACGAATCTGCATCTGGAATCGAAGAACTTATCAACTTACTTGTACCTATGGTAGAAGAGATGAAAAAGATGAGAGAAGAGATGGAAAAAATGAAACAAACAATGAGTGCTGATATTAGCACATTAACAAACGATTTTAACTCATTCAAAAAATCACCTGAAAAGTTCTCAGTAGTTGAAAAGAAAACTATTAAAGAATCATTTGATGATTACAAATTGGATTTGATTAAATCACTAAGAAAATAAACTAAAAACTAATAATTAAAAAAATGGAAAATAAGAAAAAATTATCGTTTAACTACGATTTAACAAATCTTCCAACTTACAATTCTTATGGTTCTGATATGTTGATTAAAGCAATCTTAGGATTGACTTTACCAAGATATGCATCATTGAGAATTAACTTAAAAGGAACAACTGAAAAAGTTGGTTTCGTAACCAACGATGTTATCCTACAGGATATGTCATGTGGATTTAACCCAACGGGTGCTACAGTACAAAACCTTGTAACTGTTGACCTATGTAATAAAAAAGTTAATCAGCAACTTTGTCCCTATGATTTGTACGACACATACTTGAGTCAATCATTAACTAACTCAAACTTCCAAGAGACAGTTCCATTTGAAGAAGTTATCTTAACGGATATCTCTAATAGAATTGCGAACCAAGTTGAAAAACAACTTTGGAATAACACGGTTGCTTCTGGTGGAACTTATGGTTCTGCTTGTTTCAACGGAGTTGGTGCATTGATTACATCAGGTAATGGTGCTACTCAAATCGCTTATTCTGCGGCTACTTCAAGTACAGGTCTTGATGTATTCACAAAGATTTATGAATCAATCCCTGCGAATGTATTACATTTGGATGACTTGGTTATTTATACTTCTTATGCGAACTACAGAGGGCTAGTTAGTTCCATGAGAAATAACAGTTTCGTGAACCTATTCACAATGGATTCAGCAAACGCTGCGATTGGTGAAGAGTGGTCATTAATGTTACCAGGTACGAATGTTAAGGTTGTACCTACAGTAGGTCTTGATGGTGTTTCTGCATACTACGCAGGTCCTGCATCTTACTACATGGTCGGAATGAATGCTGAAATCATGGAAGTTCGTTCAATCTACGACCCATTCGAGAATATCGTAAAAATCCAAGCAGGTGTTACCTATGGATTAGGTGTATTTGATGTTGCGTCTTTCTGCGTTTGTAAATAACAATTCAAAGGTGGTGTAAAAGCCACCTTTAACAAAATAAACTAAAATAATAATTAAATATATATTATGGCATCATGTTATATCAGTACAGGATACACTCTTGATTGTAGAACAAGTTCTACAGGAGGTATCAAGACGATGTGGATTCTTGGAGGATTAAATAATGAAATTACTGGTTATACCGTTACTGCATCGCAAGTTACAGCAATCGGTGGAACAGGTACTTGGTTTCAATTCCAATTACCAAAACAATCAGGTTCATTATCAGAAACTTTAGGTATCAATACCACATCACAATCGGTTACTTTCCAACCAGAAATCGTTGTAAATCTACCGAAACTAAACACTCTATTAAGAGACACTTTTGTTGACTTGGTAAGTCAAAACTCAATCTATGCGTTGATTGAAGACAACAACAACCGTTATTGGTTAGTTGGATTAGACAACGGATTATTAGTCACTGCAGGTTCATTGAACTCAGGACAGGCTTACACCGACTTGAACGGAGCAACCGCTCTTACAATGACAGGTGGAGAACCAACCTCTATTAGAGAGGTGGATGTTACAACTACTATTGGAGCAGTATTTACTGCGGGTGGTTTTACATTCCAATCATAAAACAAATCAAGGTAATTATAGGGGAGTTAATGCTCCCCTTTTATCTTAAAGCCAAGTATATTTATTATAGATGCCACAAAATCCGTATAGAAGACAACCGAACATCAATGACATGATGTATCCAAAAGGTTCAAGACAGCCAAGACAAGTATGGGCTGCTGTAATGAATGTTCCACAACCTTCATCAGGTGTTCCAACGACACCTACACCAACCCCTTCAAATACCCCAACGGGGACTCCAAACCCAACTACGACACCGACTCAAACAACAACATCTACTCCAACAACTACTTTAACCTCAACACCTACAGGGACAGGAACACCGACTCCGACACCTACAACAACATTAACACCATCTCCAACTACAACATTAACATCCACTCCTACAGGGACACCAACACAGACCCCAACTCCATCAGGAGTACCGAGTGGAACTACTCAAGCAAACGCTTACTTATCAGCAGTTGTTAATGCGGGTGGAACAGGTATTGACGCAACAGTATCTGCAGCAACAAGAACATTATTCACAAGTTTGGTCTCTAACGGACTTTATAGTAAAATGGTGGCAATGTATCCAATGTTGGGTGGAAACGCTGCAGGAACCAAGTTTAACGCTGTAAATCCTGTGGATACAAACCCAGCCATGAGATTACAGTTTGGTGGTGGTTGGACATATAATTCAACAGGTATTTTACCGAATGGAACTAATGCCTATGCTAACACTATGGCGGGTCCACAAGATATTTTAACTGCGAATAACTGGCACATGTCTTATTATTCAAGAACCAATACTGCATATTCAAGTAGTATGGATATGGGTGCTACGGGTATAAGTAATGCCAATAACCAAGCCATTCTTTCATTAAGACAATCAACAAATCTATCTTACTTTGAT